TCAACCTGGTCAAACTGTTCAACTTGATCGCTACAAGTTCTGGGGTAACCCTGGCACTAAGGACAGCCGTGCTCGTGTGGCTGACCAAACCATTGGTACCGCCAATAGCCGTAACATCACCAAAGAAAAAGTCTTGGTGGTGCTTAACGAATATACTGGCCCTGCTGATCCTGGCGATCCGACCCAGCCTTCGACCTTTAAGATTGCTCGCGAAACTTTGATTACTGCTCAGCGCCTTCTGCTGGACACTGGTAATCTCAACATGTTCCATCAGTCGATCGGTAGCCTGACGCTCCTTGACGACTATCGCCGCTGGCGTGACCGCGTCTTCATTGACGAGCTGTCTAAAGCAGAAGCTAATGGCGCTGCTTCTAGCACCCAAGGTGGTTACTTCTTCCCCGGTGGTAAAGTTAAAAACTCTTCCGGCCAAATCACCTATTCTGGCACTGAATATACTGCCGATCAACAACAGTTTTCGGTTCGTACCGACCTGCTGAATGTTGTCAAAGATCTGCGCAAGCGTAACGTTCCGACCTTTGCTGATGGTCTGTATCGTTGTATTTGCGATCCCGTGTTCATGATGCATCTGCGTCGTGACTCCGACTTCCGTGAGATCGCTCGTTACGCTGGTAATCCTGGTCAAGGCATGTACATGGGCAATCCCATGATGCCGAACAACGCCAGCTTCTACATGGGTCCCCAGGCTGGCCAAGCCTACTTCCTGGCTGGCGAACCCGTGATGCCTACTGGCGTTCAGTTTGAAGGTGTGAAGTTCTTCGAGTCGACCAACTTCCCCACCAAGAACATTTCCGCCTCTTTCACCGATCCTGCTTCTTACAGCAACCAAGAAGTTGCCCAAGGTTTCTTCTTTGGTCCTCAGTCGGTTGGCGTTGGCATCGGCGGTCCGAATGCACAGGTGCTCATCAACAATAACGATGACTTTAGCCGTTTCATCATCCTGATTTGGCAACTGTACGCAGGCTTCGAAATCCTGAACAAGGACTTCGTTACCACTGCTTACAGCTTCGTTTCAGATGACGGCGTTCTCTGATAATTAACCATAAGTTCACAACATAGGAAAAGATAAATGACCTATTTGTCTGCTAAGAAAATCTATCCCGGCAACTGGGCGGAAGCTCTGAACGGTTGGTACAAAAACATTGATACCAACGACGACGGGACTAATAACGCCTCCAAGGGTGGCCCCACTTCGGTGCTGGCCATCCCCGGCTATCGCTACTTCCAACAGCGTGGTTACGTGGCCGTTACCGCTACTTCTGGTGGCGGTGCAATCGGTACCGGCAATGTGATCGTTCCTTCCCCTTATCGGAATGATGACACTCGTCCCGACATCACCGGCATGGTGATCTCTGGCGATTCCACGCTGCCTGCTTACGTTTATCGCGCCACCATTTCGGTTGCTTCTGGCTGGGGTGACGGCCGTGTTGCTTCTGGTATTTACGCTGCTACCGGCAACGTTCTTACCTTCTGCCCTGATGCCAGCGGCCCTGTGGCCGTTACTGGTGTTGGCGAAGGCGTGTCTCAGGCTAACCTAACTTCCACCGTTTCTGGCTCTCAGCCTGGCGAAGTCTTCTTCGCTGGTGGTTCCGCTGCTTACAGCAACAACGCTCTGCTCACCGCTACTGGCGCTGCTGGTGTCACCGCTTCGGGTGTGTATAAGGAAGTTACTTCTGCTACCACCTACAAGGTGTACGCTCGCGGCACCACTACCGGCACCACCACTTCTGGCGGTTGGTACATCTCCAGTGGCGATTCGAATGCTGGTCGCGCTGGTTACTTCGTCGTTGAAGTGTGCTATATCCAGCCTGACACTGCCGCTGGTTATGAAGACATTGACGGCTATCTGATTGGTCGCACTGTCAGCTGATTAGGGTAAACTAGGACCAGAATGCTTTTCTGGTCCTCATGCTCTACAAGCACCTAAAGACTAATGTCCGCGTCAAAGTTGTAAGTGAATGGGATGATGGCGATTGGTTTATGGTCGAAGACCAAGACGGTCGCCTTTTTACTGTTTACAAGACTGAACTAGCTCCTGACGAACAGGCAACTAAAACTGTCAAAACTCTTCAGGTTAAGGACAAAGCAGCCAAGGAAGAACCGCGATCCTTTCCCCCTGATAATCGCCTCAACATTAATGGGGCAACTGCTCAAATGATTGCAGATCACATCAAGGGCATCGGGCTTAAAACAGCTCGTGAGATCAAGGATCTCCAGATGTCTTTGTCGGGTGAAAGATTTAATAATCTTGAGCAGCTAAGACAAATTAAAAGAGTCGATTGGGACTCGGTTCTAGCGGCTGACTTAATCCGTGTATAAACCATCTCCTCCAAAGCCCCTGGGAAACCGGGGGTTTTTAGTTTTAAAATAAAAAGAAAAGGATAATGTCGTATTATACGGAGCGATCTGGATTTACCGCCCCCAAGGGCAAAGGTGGGGCCGGTACTCCTTATCATGTCGATTTAAAATTATTATCTTCTTTACCTGTTGCTGAACGGGTAAAAATGTTTGATGCCTTGGCAAAACAAAAGCAAGCAATTGGTAGAGAAATTGAATTTTCTAATCCCGTGGTTTCGGGACGTCGTTGGAATCCAAATGCAGAACTTGCTGAAAAAGTAGATTTGTTAGAAAAAGCTGCCGCAGCACACAGTCACAGTCAGCATCCCGGCTGGCAGTCGTTTGATTATTATTTGCCTTTTAAAGGTAAAAGCAGGTTTGAAAAAGGAGCAGTAGAAGATGCGTCTATTTATATTCCGGCAGTTGCAGGAGGCAAGGTACGCAGAGGTTCTGGCGGCGGCTATGGGTATTTTTCCGAATCATTAGACCCCAGCGGTCGCGTTATCGCGCGTGTTGGACACGGCAATATTGACCGGCCAGAAGCAGGAGATGTTAATGTTCTTGGAAAGGCTCCTGCTGCGTCAGAACTTCCTGCTGCGTCGGAAAGCCAAAGCACAAGAACAGAAGATATCTTAAAAGCTTTTCTTTATGGTACTCAGGCTGGCACAGGAGAAAAACAAAAGACGTTACAACAAGAACTAAAAGAGCAATTATTGGGAAATGTTTTATCCCAAGCACTAAATCCAACTTCTTTTTTATCTTCTTACAACACTTTGGATCCGTACATGGCGGGATTCAATACTGGCTCTAAAGACTTTTTTGGCGGTATTTTTGGTTGATTACTTGCTTTTATAATTAAACGATAAGGAGACTCAGAAGTGCAGTTAAGCGACTTCGATAAGAGTAGAGTCCGGTATCATCTGGGCTACTTCACGGTGACCGTGCCAGCGGGTGATTACGCCCGACTGGAAGAAGCGATGAACACCATTCCGGATTCTTATTTCTACGACAAGATCACTATCCAAATCGGACGGTGTGATACGGCAGAAAAGAAAACAGAAGTTGCCACTTCTCCTTCTACACGTTTAGAAAGCATCGTTGGTGACGTTGATCGTACTATTCGTTCTAGCAATGCCAAAGAGGCATTGAAAGTATGGGACGAGATTTACCTTTACGAAACAAATCGTTTAGCCAACATTCTTTACGTTCCGAATTACAAGGACCCTTTCCAGGCTCGGTATCGCTATGAGCGTTCAGGTGCTGAATTCATTCAGGCACTCCCTGGCCCTGCAGATACGGCTGTTGGTTCTCGTATTTATTTAAATCTTGTTTGGAGATAGACATGATTGGTCCCGCTTTGCAAGGCGCTTCGTTATTGTCTAGAGTTGGCCAGGCAATTCCCTGGGCGCTTTCTGCCGCTTCGTTTGCCCCTGGAATTGCAGAAGGCGCTCAGCGGTTATTGAATCGACCAGTAGCGCCTTATCGTCCCGGCGGCGGTCGCATGGGCGGCGGCAAGGGTTCGGGCCGTTCTGTGCCGCAACTCAATGCCATTGAAACGGGAAAATATGGTCCTACGGACTGGAATCCAAGTGCCAACCCCCTTGCTGATTCTAATACTTTTGCGACTGTTTCCAATCCAGCCGAACGAGAATACCAAGCAGAAAAAAGAGTCGCAGCTCAGTTAGCTGAACAAGATCCACTTTTTAAAAAATATCAAGTTGCTGATTTAACAAAAGCATATAACGCCGCAAGTTCACCCGAAGAAAAAGAAAAAATTGGTTTGCAGATCTGGGCAACCACTAATCCTGAATTAGCCAAACGTGTTCGCCCCGGTCAAGTCGGCTATCAAACCTCTGCGGCCATGCGGGGTAGCCAAGTGTTTGGTACAGATGTCCCTGGAGTGACTCAAACAGTTTATGGACAAGCCAGCGAAGCGGCTGGTCTTCCCAGTAACGTACAATTACCTTCTGCCGCCCAGATGCCTACCACCGGCTTTGGCTTGGGTGTAGATGCACAGCAGCTAGGCGTCAGCGCTCCAGGGCAGATGCCGCCTTCCATGATCGGAACAGAAGTATTTAAGCGTGGACTTCAAATTCCATCTTCTGAAGATCTGACACAAACGCAATTAGCACTTCTTAAGCGTGCATTTGAAAGTCGCTTAAAATAACCTTTTGATAAACTTATGAACTTGGCATTGTATTGCATGTAAGTCCACCAGCTGGATAACTGATCTTTTGATCTATGGAGGCCAGTGTTGTTGCTTTAATCTAATGATTCTTTGCCTTAATTTTGTCAAACGCCTTGCTGCCGCTTTAAGCATTATTGCTTCTCTTCAAGCTGTGTTCATCCCTGGTCTCAAGGCCGAGTCAAATTGGGTAGGAGAATAAGGACAGTAAAATAGTAAGTATGGCAGATAAAACATCCCGCTATCGCCAGTTGCTTCAGAGGCCCCAGGTTCGGGCTTTGCTGAATACAATTCGTTATGCCGAAGGAACTCCTGGCGAGTCCGGATACAGGACCATGTTTGGTGGCGGCAAATTTAATGATTTAAGTCGTCATCCAGATCGTGTTATTAAATCTGGTGGTTACTCCAGTGCCGCAGCAGGTGCTTATCAGTTTCTTCCAGGTACTTGGCAGGGTGTGGCCAAAGAGCTGGGATTGAAAAAGTTCGGTCCCGAAGAACAAGATATCGCTGCGCTCCGGTTGATTGAACGCCGTGGCGCTTTAGATCCTTTTTTACAGGGTGCCAAGTTTGGTACGGTGATGGATAAACTGGCTCCCGAATGGGCTTCTTTACCTACCGCCGCAGGTCAGAGTTATTATGGGCAGCCAGTAAAAAGCTTGGGGGACTTGTACAAAGTTTACGAAGAGCAGAAAAAACTCTCTGTTCCTGTTCAAACTGTTGCAACAGTGCCCCAAGGAGCAAATCAACGCTCAGTGGAAGACATTCTTTCTTCTTCCCTGGGCCTTGGTCAAAAACCAGGATTAGATAGTGCCAATGAGAAATCGCAAGGCTTGTTAGGCGCATTAAAACGTTCCCTTCTTGGCTCCGTGCTTTCTACTATCACTAATCCCACCAGCTTAATTGGGTTACCATAATGGCAAGATTTTCAGAGTATTTAGATCTTTACCCCAGTGTTTTGCCTGGAGATGTTAAGGGGCCAACCTTGTTTGAGCCACCAGCCGACCAAGGTTCGTTCTTTCAAAAATTTCTTGCATTACAAGCGAACCCCAGTGCAGCGTTAATGCAGAAGATGAATTTGCCCGACAGGTTAAAACAGTTCATGTCAGTGGGTGGCATTCAATAAGGCTATAATTAACAAAAAGCTGGATAAGGAAATTGGCCTCTACTTCCACAAATAAACAGCCGTTGTTGGTTGATCGGCCTTTGTTTGACTCGGTGCGAGTCACAACGCAAACGGTTGGTAGCTCGGCTTCTAACACCCTATTTGTCCAAGGTGGACAGGCGCCTTCCATCCTGGTGGACATGGATGCCGCCTTAAGTGAAGATACTAACAATGGCGGCGTTGTTGATTCAATTACAATTGTCCGCAACGATTACTATCGAGATGCGGATTATGTGGTTGCCAGTGGAACTTCTGGAACTGTTGTTTCACTGACCAGTGGCCAGATTGTTTTGGTTTTTGATACCGGCGTTGTTTCCACTCCCGCCGCAAGCGGATTTGGTTATTACACTTACACCGGTTCAACAACGTTGACAGGAATTAATACAGATCTTTTGTACTCGGGCGGTACCGCGACAGGCTTTCTATATAACGGCATTGGCTATGGATATCAACCTGAAGTTACTTTCGTTTTTTATCAGACACGCGGCACAACTACTCCCATCCCAGCAAACGGAGATTATCGAGTTTTATTTGCTAAGCAAGTTCCCGCAAATGTCGCAACTGTCGATTGTTCTGACGTAATGCCCGTTCTTTCGACTCCTGTTCCGCAAGCCGGAAACAGCACTGGACTTGGCAATGGCACACCTCTGCGCGGACGAGGGATCTACCTGGAACGAGGCGACCGGATTTACGTGGGAGTTTTCCCGGATGGCCCCAATCCTTCTGGCTACATTCCAGGCGCCCATATTATTGCTCAAGGCGGTTTCTTCTAAGAATGGCCAAAACCAGTGGGAGTTCTTTTGGGGCTTTCGCTCGTTCGGAGAACTTTAATCCTAACGGAGTAAAGCCGATCACCACTGAATTTTCCCGTGGTTCGGTGCCAGATTCTCTTTACTCATCCAACAGGGAGGCAGCGTGGTCCAGATGGAGGCGCGGCTATGAAATTGCCACCGCTTCTTTCTATGACAACAGCTTTACATATCCCTTTAAATATGTAATCCCCGTTGCATCTGGAACTCCGGGTTCGGTTTCTAACCCTCAACCCACAGTTTCAGGTGCTTTTGTTGGTTTCCCAACTAAAAACAAAGAACTTGGAATGCATTGGGCCGGTTGGCGATATGCAGGCTCTCTTCGATGCGATCAACTAACAGATCCAGTCAGCTCTCAAAAACTTTCAATTGCTTCCGTGACGGAAGACAGCAGCTATTGGTATGTGACTTTAGCGGGTGCATGGAGCCCTTCTAATCCATTGCCGCCACCGTTCTATGTACAAATCGCAGGTGTTCCATTCGGAATCACTCCGATTACAACGGAGATCCTTGAAGATCGAGTAATTGTTGACGGAGGACCCATCATTAACGCAGATACAATTGATCCCACGACACAAAAAAGATATGGCTATGTTCAAGCGGTTTTAGTACAGACAAATCCGTTTACCGGTGTTTTGAAGTTTCGAAAGGCTGGTTCGGTGTATGTTTCGCCCGATAAAGAACTATTAACGCCGTCTCCCGTTGGCTTTACACCCGGAAGATTTTTAATTACTGGGGCTCGTTTTTGTTGTTCTTGTCAAGACTTTACAAGACGAGACTACATGTATGTTCAATCAGATGGAGACACCAGCCGTAAAGTTTTCCCACGAAACAACGTGGCAACAATTAAACCTGGCCGTTATGAACGAATGACTTTAAGCGGTGTTTTAAATAACAGCGCAATGACTTCTGCTCAGGTCAATCGACAGATGACCGTATATTCACCCCCTGGTCAAAATGTGCCCTTCTCTCAAGGAGGATCAGTACCAACGCCAGGAGCGGCAAGGGATAATCCGGGCATTTATTCAGACTTTGGTGCAACATACTTGAGGGGCGGCGCCAATCGAGACAATCCAGCCATACCTGGATCAGCCGCAGATGGAATGCCGAGCTATGAAGATTACGTGACAAGCAGTGGAATCATTACTTCATTAACAGATAACTGGACACCCTTGTTGGATGAGTTTAGATATTGCAAACACATTTACGCGCTCAAGTTTGCAGACGGCACTTTCCCCCCAGAGCCTTCCGACTTCCCTGTACAGCAAGGATCCATGGCAGCCTGGGAGCAAAAATTAGTTGATCAAAACGAAAAAGATCAAAGCGAAATTGCTGCAGCCTTGTTAACTCGTGGTGCACTGTCCAAGATGGATGTGCCGCCGTATAACTGTCAGTCGCCAATGATGATGCCAATGATGCAAAAACTATTCAACATTCCCTCTAATCTGGTGGTCATGGAAAATTTCACAATGATTGACAAAGAAGGAAAAGAGTACGTTCCATCTTTGAACCAAGAACCTAGTACATAACTACTTGATGTATACTTACGTTAAGTCTTACGAGACTTGTTAAGGTTTTCTTTAGCCCTTGCTCCCTGGTGCCCCGAGCAGTTATGGTCGGGTTAATCCAGTTCACATCAGTCATGTCCTATCAGCCGCCTGTGGATCAGCGGATAGTAGACGAATATTTCAAGCTGATCTCCAAACCAAAAACAAAAGAAGTCGGATGGCTTTATGCCATGGTTGCCACGTATGGCGTCAAGCCAGAAGATTTAATCGATTTTCAATGGGGAGACGGAGCCGAAATTTTTCTTAAAGCGAAAAAAAGATCAATTTCCCCACTGCATCTTCAGTGGGTTTTGCTTTTTGAACTAAAAGAAAAACAGCCCCGCAATCTGCAGAGCTGCTTATCTTCTCTTCGTGTTTCTCTTTACCAGGCTATCGCATATCAGAAAGTGTCCTTAAACATTACTGATTTGCTCCTGGCCCATCGTCTACGCAAATCGCATTACAAAACTTTTAAACGCAAGAAGGCATTAGTCCCTGCTTTTGCAGGTGTCTCCTGATCTTTTCTGTGTTCCAGCGGTAGCTGTCACGAGAACGCGTTTCGGGAAAGGCTGCAAAATGGGGGCCCAGCTTCAGGGTGCCGTTGTCGCGGTACTTGAAGAGTGTTTTGCGGTCAATGCCGAGGAGTTCTTCGGCCCTTTGGGCGGAAACCCAACCCCTGATCTTGGTCATGGCGCAGAAAAAACGCGTGCTTTCATACGGTATCGGTCTTAATGCTTGTGTCAAGTCCCTTAATATAGGTTTAAGTTTTCTGTTACAGTTCTAAACAAATTTGGGGAAATTAAAATGAGGTAACGACAATCTAAGAGTATGTTCAATTGTGAGCAGGATCCACTCTCCCTCCTCATTGAATTAACTCCAAAGCTAGCCAAAAAGCGTTATCGACAATCTATTTACGACGCTTGGGACCACAAATGTGGTTATTGCGGTGATGAAGCAACAAGCCTAGACCACATTGTCCCCAGGTTTAAATCTGGTTCCAGCAACAGGAACAATTTACTTCCCGCCTGCAGGCGTTGTAATTCAAACAAAGCAAGTACGAATGTAGATGACTGGTATTCTCAGCAGCAGTTTTATTGCCCCTCTCGTCACACGCGGATAAAAGCCTGGATGTCTCAAGAGCCTATTGAAATCTTTGCTTATAATGTTGATACGGTACTTGCCAAGTTTGCAGCTGGATAATGGCGCTTTATTACTTAAAAGGTAAATGGGTTTATCAGCCTGAAAAAACAGACAATCCAACTTATGCCAATGGCGGTTTAAAAGACACAGATTTATTGCCTACTAATTTAACTAAAACCGTCACCCAAACCGGTGTTAAAGGAGGCCAATCAAAAACGGTTACTGTCGCTGATTTTGCTCAAAATCAAGCAAACGCTAAAAAAAATAAAGACATTGAAGCACAGAATAAACTTAACAAAAAAATTAACGAAGACAACGAATTAAAAAACTCTATTGCTACAAAACAAAATCAATACGAGGCAGAAGCCTGGCAAACCATCAACGCGACAAAGGGCGCTGATTATCTGCAACAAGCAGGAAAGATCACCGGATCTTCCTGGGGCGACACTCAACTCGGTAAAGATATCAAAGATAGTTTTGACACTTGGTATAAAGAACAAAAAATTGGTGCGGGGTGGAATGTAGATCTCGGCGCCAAACCTCCGGCGGGTGACTTTGATCCAAGTTATTATTTGGCGGAGAATCCAAACGTTAAAGCACAATGGGATTACGCAGTTAAGGTTGGCGATTTAGACATCACAGAACAATACAAAAGTTCTAGTATTTTTGCTTTGCAAAATTACACATATTCAGGAAAACCAGCTGGTAAACGAGGCAATAAAGCAGAAGAACTAACTGAAGCTAAGTCATACTTAGAGAAAAAACCAACCGACGCCGACATTCAGGCGATTAAAGACAAACAGCTTGGCATTGGCTACGAAGCCCTGAAAGAAGTAACACCTGGAACAGAGTTAGAAGAGATCGTTTCCGAGGAAATTGGATCAGATATTGTTAAAAAAACCAAACAATTTGGAGCGTTAACGCAAGATGTGTTAAAAGATACTATCGATGAAATGCAAAAAGCAAAAGCTAAAGAGCAGCTTTTGTCAATGATGGGAGGACTTCCGGGTTTCCAGGAAATCATGAACATCAATGAGTCAATTACAAACTCGATTTTGGGAGACTCTGGCGTTGGTGGCATCCTTGCTTTTGGTGGCGGCGGCACACAGGCGAAGGAAAGCTTGGAAAAATCTCTTCAAAAGATGACGGGAGTTAACACCAGTACCATCTACAACTGGCAACAATGGTTTGATGACAGTTTAAAAAAACAATACGAACAAGATCTTGAACTAGGTGTAACCGTAAAAGACGCAGAAGAAAAAATTAAAATTGAAGCAAATTTTGCCAAACAATTTATTGAACAGTATTTAATTCCTCGCTTCAATCAATCAAAAACCGTTAGCGAATTTATGGAATATGTGAACGTTGCAGACGAAGAACAGAACCCCTTTCAGACGCAGGACATTCTGAATGCTGCTGCAGACGTGGGGCAACTTAAATCACAAGCCTACTTAGATCAACTTAAACAATTCCAAGACGCTTATTTTGATCCAAAATTTTACTTCGATCCGAATGCAAATTTAAAATCTGAACAACTTAAAAGTCTTGCTGGCATTCAGCAACAACAAGATGCTTATCAAAACCAAGCAAAGACTGTTGCGGCGGATTGGGAAGAAGCCAAAAAACAATTTGCGGCGCAGAATGGCTACTGGTATATTCAAGCCTATAAATATGGCATTGATCCTACGGATAAAGATGCGTTTGCAAAATTGCATTTTCAAGTAAAGGGTCAGGCTCAAGGCTTTGACGCCGCAGAAGATCTCTGGACGCCAGCAAAAGTGCAAGATTATATTTATGCAAACATTCTTCCAGCAATTAAAAACAAAGTTGACAATATGTCAATCTTTGGTGAATTCATTAAGCCAGATGAATTTACAGAAAACTTACTGAGCAGTGCCAAGGTCAATCCAGAAGACAAGTCGACATGGGGAGAAGTATTAAAAACATTTGGCTTGGATACATTCCAAGGTTCTTATGACGAATTAAAAAGTTATATTTCAGATACTTTTAAAACGGTTTCCGCCGTTGAATTAAATGAACAACTAAAAGAATTGCAGAAAAAAGGAATCAAACCCAGTCAAAAAAATCTTGGTGTTTTTTACATTGACAAACCAACGGATACCGCTGGAACTCCCGAGGGCGAGACTGCGCTATACAAGGCGTTTAAACAGTATGGATACGGAGGGGACGAAAAAGAATTTTACGAACAGTTTTTCCCAGACCTTTATTTTGAAGAACAAAAACTTTTGACGCAGGCTGGCGGCGGTGCGGATGGGTTGAAATTCATTGACTTGAATACGCAAGATCCGTTTGCAGCCTTTGGCACAATTGAAAAATTAATGGGTGACAAAGAAGGATTTACCAACATCTTCTCTTTTGATGACCAGGACGAGAAAGATAAAACGGAAAGTTACTTTAAATTAGGATTAGATGATGACAAAGAGGATTACAAGTCCAAAACAGGCGCTTCAATACTTAGTGACTTCACATCTTTCTTTAAGGGATTCTGATGGCTGATAAACGCAAAAAGGCAGCCACTGCGGCCAAGATTGCCAAAGATAAAATGGCGTGCAATAAACCACAAAAGACTCCTGGTCACCCCACCAAGAGTCATGTTGTTAAAGCTTGTAAAGGGGGAGAAGAAAAAATCATACGCTTTGGTCAACAAGGAGTAAAAGGCGCAGGCAAGAACCCGACAACAGAAAAAGAGAAGGCCCGGCGAAAGTCTTATTACGCTCGTCACAACGCCCAAGATGCCAAACCCGACATAATGTCTGCCAGGTACTGGAGTCACAAAGTTAAGTGGTAGCTTGTGCCAAAACGAGCACGATGCGCGTTTTCGAGTAAAGTGGTAAAGCCAGTTTTTTCAACTGATGGCCAAACCCAAATCCAGCACTGCAATCAAAATTGAATCACGTCCCAAAAAAACTAAACAAGGACAAGGAATGAATTCAAAACCTAATCACGGGCGTAAAAAATTACGTGGTCAAGGTAATAAATAAATTGTGTATGATTGGGGGTAATAGGTTTTACCCCCAATGTCTGACGTTACTCGTGCGGTTACTTTAATTCGTAAGTACGAAGGCTTTAACGAAAAGGCATACCCCGATCCGTACACTGGAGCCGAGCCGTATACGTTTGGTTATGGCACGCAGTTTTATCCAGACGGTTCTCCGGTAAAACAAGGACAGCTTTGTGCAAAAGAAAAAGCTCTTGAATATTTATTTCACGAAGTTCATTTAATTGAAGGTCAGCTAGAAAAATTAAACCTAGGCTTGGATAACCACATGACTCAAGCCTTGATTTCTTTTATTCATTCAATTGGTTGGGAGCCCTTTCTTTACAGCGAAATCATCGATTGCCTGGATAGAGAAGATTACTTTGGCGCTACCCAGGTGATGAGCAGCTGGATTTTTGATGCAGATCATAAAGTTGTGGGAAATTTAATCGACCGCAGGCGAGAAGAAATTACATTATTTCTCCAAGATATTGATGTGAATCCCTGGGCCTCCACGGAAATTTTGTTGTGTGCATTCCGCAATTACACGGCCGCACCACATCAAGTTCGCGCAATTCGCAACTTAGAAGAAAACATCAGTCCTTATATCCTGTCTCAGTTTGCTAACGATTTTGACATTGACGGCTCCCCGTGGATGTCTTTTGCCGAGGAAGAACTCGATTCGATCTTTGCCATGTGGTCTTAGAATACTTAAAGCTAAGGCTGAGAATTACATGGAGCGTTCAGTCGAACCACGAGAGTTTCAACTCCCTTTGGAACTGCAATTCTCCATGCGAAAGGCTGAGCTTGCCGCCCAAGAAATGACTTGGGATCAACTGTACTCAGCACTTTTAAACCTTTACCACCAACGTCTTATGGAGTGGTACGCCATTAAATCGTTAATGGCTGATGAAAATATTGAACTGGACTGGGACTTGCCCACCGACATTGAATTAGTTGAACTCGCCGCCAGTTGCATGGGTGACGACGAGGATGATGAAGACGAACTGCAACCGTTTTAAACTTCATCCAGCTCAATTAATCTACTGAGATACCACTGTGCCTTCTTCAGTGATTCT